TAAACAAGTATATAAATAAATATTTCATTTTATTATATGTTTATAATTATAAATTCGAATTTTCTAATTATAATTGTAAAATAGGGTTTAAGTTTATTTTTAATTATATACTTTGGTTATTTGGTTGCGGTCCGTTCTACCAGCTTGCCCAAGTAGGAGCAAGTTTCCAATCGTTTGCTGTACCGCGATAATATACATATCCTTCATTATCATAAAATTGTTTGGGTTCAACGAACGGTAGTAGTTTTTTTCCATCAACTTTCACGATAGTATTCTCATAAACATTATTATTACTATCCATATCATTTGTATGAGCAATAACTTTACCGTCTACTTCATGTACAGCAGATGCGTTATTTTTCTTCGTTCCATTCAATAATTCTTTAGCGTTTATGATAACATCCATATTTAGATACTGACTATTCGGAATATTTTTTGATACTTCCTTAAATTTGAGTATAGGATGTATTAAATTCCAACCATTGTTATTGACTAATTGATCTAATCCGCCAACTATTTTTCGTTTTGGATTATATCGTCTACTTTTGTTCTTTTTTGAACGATTTCGTGTAGAACGAACACTACGCATAGCTCTCGATTTGGCCATATTATATAATATATAAATATTATATATTCTAAATAATATCCTTTGGTTGAGAATAACCAGTAGGAATACTAGGGTCATAATAACCACGTGGTTGGAATAATACTGGTTTGGTAATATTGTTCTCTTCATATTTGCCGATATCAATCATATGTTGTGTGAAGGAAACGCCGCCCCAATTCGTATCCATTGGATTATCACTTTCCCCTTGTAATTTGGTGGAATCATGGATTTTATCCAAATCAGTATATGTTCCAATATGTAAACCTAATGGGTCAAATCCCGCATAATTATTTTGATTGTATGGTTTGTTTGCGCGGGTTGCATCAATTACTGGAACAGGAACAGGCATACCATTGGTATCTTCTTTGTATAGATTTGTAGTCGTAGGTAATCCGCCTTGTAAATCGAATGGATTAGGTCTGACTCTATAAATAAATTGACCTTGTGCGTTGTTCTCTTGTTGTAAAAATAAAACGGGACAACTTATTCCATTTCTTTTTTGTATTTCTAAATAGTTGATATATTCATCTAAATTATAAAAGGGTAAAGGATTTTTATTTTCTATAATTGGTAAGTTGGTATTATATAATAAAATAACATTTCCTTTACGAACTAATAAATTAGGGCATCCACTGGTTTCGTCTTGTTCAGGGGTAGCACCACGTTTATTCTTTAATGATTCCATATCTTGTTTATTATACATTATAAAATAGATACCCGCTAAAAATGCGACTAATAAAAATAATTGAAATAAAATTCTTATACTTTTCATTTAGACCAATTCGTATATTAAATGCCGAGAAAAAACTGTGATAATTTATTTTGAATTATAATTATCTATATTTAGTATATATATGTCGCATACTAGAAAACAACATAAGCATAAGCCAGTAATTATTGGATTAGTATACGCGGAATGGTGTGGATACTGTAAAGCATTAAAACCTGAATGGGAAGCATTCAAATCCGCTGTAAAAAAAGACCGCAAATTATCTGAGAAATGTGGTGTATTTGAAGTAGAAGATAGTGATAGTATGAAATCCGCCAAATTAGCAAAAATGAATAAAAGAATAAAAGGTGGTGAAATAAAAGTCAATGGTTTTCCTACATTATTTAAAATATCAGGCGGTGAAGTAGAATATTTCCAAGGTGGTGGTCTACGTAATGCGGCAACATTATTGGAATGGGCAAAACAATCATCGCCATACACAGGGGGTAAACGCAGAAATAAAACCGCAAATAAATCACGCAAAATTTACAAAAAAAATTGAAACTAATAATATTATATTTCCATTGAGTAAATATAATAACCCAAAAAAATCTAAACGCTATTTTACATATATTATAATGACTACATTGAATGAACTGGTTAAAAAAAGTATCAAACCGAAAATCATTACCAAATCATTTCGCTTAATTGATTTTCATATTTATGATGAAAAATTTGTGAATGAAATTGCCGCTGAACAACAACCAAAATATAAAAAGAAAACCGATGATTTACAATTTATCATTCAAATGTTTGGGGTAAATGAAACGGGCGAAACCTGTTGTATTTATATTCAAGATTTCAAACCATTCTTCTTCGTGAAAGTAGGTGAAAATTGGGAAGATTCTACCGTATCGTTATTTTTAAAAGATATACGCGATAAATTAGAAGAACAATATCGCCCATCCGTTTTATCGGCCGAATTAGTAGAATATAATAAATTATACGGTTTCTCCGCTGGAAAAATGGATAAATTCGTGAAATTCACTTTCAAAAATACGTGCGTCATGAATAAAGTCAAAGGATTTTGGTATCAATACATTACCAACGCAAAAACCGGGAATACGGAACGACGCCCCAATCCTTATACATATAAAGGTGTAAAATTGGAATTATATGAAAGTAATATTCCGCCATTATTGCGATATTTTCATATTCACAATATCAGTCCATCTGGATGGGTTTCCATCCAAACCAATCGCTGTAAAAAACCTACAGTAAATACAACGACATGTACCTATGAATATATATGTAATATTAATCATGTGAAACCATTGGCGGATAAGGAAGAACGTGTTCCTTATAAAATATGTAGTTTTGATATTGAAGCCAGTAGTAGTCATGGAGATTTTCCGATGCCTATAAAAACATACAAACGTTTGGCTATGAATATCGTTGATATCTTTATCAAACAACTCCAATTTTTAGATAAAAACAAGTCAAAAACGTTGTTGGAAAAAATCATACTGTCGGCGTTTGAATATGCTCGTTTCGACGATATAGATATTGTATATCCTAAAATCAAACCATCTGAAGATATATTACGTAAATTAATAAAAATATTGATAAATGAAAGTATTGAAAAAGCGAAACAAGCGAATGTAGACGAAGATAATTCACATTTATTGACGATTGATACGATGTTTGAGCAATTGAAAGAATTAGAAGCACAAGGAGGAACCGGCGATAATGATGATGACGATGATGATGAGGTTCAAACGGAAGTAGTACCAGCATATTCGTATGGAAATAAAAAACAGAAACAACCAAAAATAGAAAAAGGTTCATCGATCATCGACGTTTTATTGAGTGAAAATTATGACCGAGATGAAAAAATACAAATAGCGAATGAAATATTAACTCGATTATTTCCGCGATTAGAAGGAGATAAAGTTACCTTTATCGGTTCAACGTTTCTACGATATGGTGAAGCCGAACCATATTTAAATCATTGTTTAGTGTTGGGTTCTTGTGATGAAGTTCCTGGCGTGGAAATAGAAACGGTTGAGGATGAATGTGAATTGTTATTGAAATGGACGGAAGTCATACAAAAAGAAAATCCCGACATTATTATTGGATACAATATATTTGGTTTTGATTATGAATTTATGTTTCGTCGCGCACAAGAAAATCATTGTGAAAGAGAATTCTTATTATTATCGCGTAAAAATCAAGAGTTATGTGCGAAAATATCGAAGGAGGGCGTTATTGAAATTGAAAATACGAAATTAGCCATCGCGAGTGGTGAGTATGACTTGCGATTTTTCAAAATGTCGGGACGTTTACAAATAGATATGTATGCGTATTTCCGCCGCGATTTCAATTTATCGTCTTATAAATTGGATGATGTCGCCGCGCAATTCATTAGTGATGACGTGAAACGGTTTGAACATATATATGATACAACATACGGTGAAGTAACCGAATTATTTAGTCAAAACTTAACTGGTTTGCGTGTAGGCGATTACATTCATATTGAATTGACTGGTTTTACTGCGGATTATTACAAAAACGGTAAAAAATTCAAGGTATTACATATTGATAAAAATCGCGAAGTTTCCGAAACAATCAAAGGAAAAGAAGTTGTAAATAAATATAATGTAATTACGATTGAAGGTCATGAACAATTTGATAAAACAAAATCGATTAAATGGGGAACTGCTAAAGATGATGTAACTCCACAAGATATTTTCAGATTATCAAAAGGCACTTCCGCAGACCGCGCGGTAGTTGCGAAATACTGTATTCAGGATTGTAATCTCGTTCATCACTTGATGAATAAAATCGATGTAATTACGGGTTATGTGGAAATGTCGCGTATTTGTAGTGTTCCCATTAGTTTCTTAGTTTTCCGTGGTCAAGGTATTAAATTAACGAGTTATGTCGCGAAAAAATGTCGTGAAAAAAATACGTTGATGCCTGACTTAGAAAAAACAGAAGGTGGAGATGGATATGAAGGAGCGATTGTATTACCGCCCAAATGTTCGATGTATATGGATAATCCAGTCGCCTGTGTAGATTATTCGTCGCTATATCCTTCCTCGATGATTAGTCAAAATTTATCGCACGATAGTAAAGTATGGACAAAAGAATATGATTTGAAAGGCGAGTTGGTTAGAATTACAGGTGAACGAGATAAAAAAGGCAATTTCATTTATGATAACTTACCAGGATATGAATATATTGATTTGGAATTTGATACCTATCGGTATATTCGTAAAACGCCTACCTCGCGGGCGGAGAAAACGATTTCGGGGAAAATGATTTGTCGTTGGGCACAATTTCCCGATGGTAAAAAAGGAATTATGCCTTCGATTTTAGAGGAATTATTGAAAGCGCGTTCGGATACACGTAAAATGATAAAAACTGAAAAAGACCCCTTTATGCAAAATATATTGGACAAAAGACAACTCGGTTATAAGGTGACTGCGAATTCTTTATATGGTCAATGTGGATCAAGAACTTCCACATTTTATGAAAAAGATATTGCGGCGTCGACTACCGCAACTGGTCGTATGATGATTATCTATGCTAAGAAAATTATAGAAGAAGTGTATGGCGATAGGGTGTATGAAACTGCTGTTCATGGACCGGTAAAATGTAATGCAGAATACATATATGGAGATAGCGTAGCGAATTACACTCCGATTTATGTAAAGGTAAATAATGTATTTGATATATGCACGATTGAAAATCTATCTGAAAAATATGGAAATAGACTATGGAAAACTTGTATAGAAGAAGGAAAACAAGAAAAAGAATATTGCGAACTAACGGATGTAGAAACCTGGACCGAAAAAGGTTGGACCAAATTATATAGAATTATTCGCCATAAATTAGCATCGCATAAAAAAATGATTAGAATTCTTACTCATACTGGATTAGTAGATGTAACAGATGACCATTCGTTAATTCAGTTGAATGGCGAAGAAATTTCACCAAAAAATGTGGATATTGGAACAGAACTATTACATCATCATTTACCTATGATAGAAACTATAAATAATTTAGAAATAACAGTAGAAGAAGCACGGGTAATGGGTTTCTTCTTCGGAGATGGAAGCTGTGGAAATTATAATTGTAAATCAGGAAAAAAAAGTTCTTGGGCATTAAATAATTCATGTCCATTTATATTGGAACGTTATTTAGAACTATGTAAAAAGGTATATCCTAAGTTTGATTGGGTTATCATGGATACAATGGAAAGTTCAGGCGTATGTAAAATAGCACCAAGATCTAATGTTTATAGTTCAATATCAAATTTTGTGAAAGAATACCGTGGTAAAATGTATTCAAACGATTCTAAAGTTATTCCAAACGAGATATTGAATGGAAATGAATTAATAAGACAAGCATTTTGGGACGGATTATATGATGCTGATGGAGATAAAGACGCAAAAGGATATGTTAGAATTGACCAAAAAAATCAAATTAGTGCGGCGAATATTGCTTGGCTAGCGTCAAGTCTAGGATGGAAAACATCTATAAATACTCGCAAAGATAAAGCAAACATTTATAGAATAACAATGACTAAAAAAACGCAACGAAAAAATCCAAACGCAATCAAACGATTACATGAAATACCATATGAAGGATATGTATATGACTTAACTACTGAAAATCATCATTTTGCAGCTGGCATAGGCAATATGATTGTTCATAATACGGATTCGGTATTCTTCACATTCAATCTAGAAAATCCGCAAACTGGAGAAAAAATAAGAGGAAAACCCGCATTAGAAATGACGATAGAGATAGCACAAGATGCTGCGAAATTGTGTAGTCAATGGTTAAAATCACCGATGGAATTATCTTATGAAAAAACGTTGATGCCGTTTATTATATTATCAAAAAAGCGTTATGTCGGTATGTTGTATGAAGAAGACCCAAATAAAGGTAAATTGAAATATATGGGTTTATCATTAAAACGCCGTGATTCGTGCGATTATTTAAAAGATGTGTATGGAGGTATATTGAACATATTGATGAAAGAGAATAATATAAAAAAAGCGATGGAATTTTTGAACCATTCCTTATTAGAATTAGTAAACGGCAATGTATCGATGGATAAGTTAGCGATTACCAAGGCTTTGCGAAGTGATTATAAAAATCCGAATCAAATCGGCCATAAAGTATTGGCTGACCGTATAGGCAAACGCGACCCAGGAAATAAACCAAAACCAGGAGACCGTATGAAATTCGTATTTATTATCAATAACAATCCCAAAGCATTAATGGGTGATAAAATAGAAACTCCCGAATTCATTATTGAAAATAAATTACAAATCGATTATACACATTATATTACCAATCAATTGATGAAACCATTACAACAGTTATTCGGTTTGGCAGTAGAACAAATGTGGGAAATTGACGGTAAAATGTCGCAAATCAAAGCATACAAGAAGGACATTTTAAAAATACAACAGGATTATCCGAATTATGAGGAATTTACAAAGAAAAAAGAAAAATATTGTTCGGCCAAAGTCAAAGTATTGTTATTCGATAAAATATTAACCCGTATTTACAATGAAAAAAATAAAATCCAAACACTATCTTCGTTCTTTACGAAATTGAATTGAACCGCGTAAAAAAAAGCATTTAGAACAAAACCGCGAAGTATTTTATTTAGAACATTTTTTTTGTTTATATAGTATATATTCATAATATGAATTGGTTTATCGCACTTTACTTAGCTATTCTTTTCTTTGTTCTTTCCCCAGGTGTCCTTTTAAGACTACCAAAGAACGGTTCTAAATTCACAGTTGCTGGTGTTCACGCATTAGTCTTCGGTGTTGTCGCATTCTTCTCATGTAAATTCGTATGGAATTTATCCCGTAGATTTGGTGTTGAAGGAATGGAAGGCAAAAAGGCTGTTGAACAAATGGATGTCAAAGCAAAATGTGAAGGACAAAATTGCCCAAACAAAAAATAAACACTTTACATAAATATTCGTACACAAATATACGAATATTTTTCATTTTATACATTCGATTCAGAATTGAAATAATACCCTGAATTATCACTATAATACATAATAGGTAATTCAAAAGTATGTGTAACATTATAGGATGCGTCAAAAATAGAAGGTTCTATATGATTATTTACATAATCCGTTATAATACTCATTAAATTATTTGATAATGCGTTTGTAAACTGATTATAGCTAGTATTTGCTGCTGGAATATTATTACTAGAAATATCGGTTGTTTCTTGATTTACAGATTCTAATGTATCTTCTGATTCAGTATCAGAATCGTCCACTACATTATTCGAACTATCGGTTGTATTCGTTGGTATATAATTACGAATATCATACCTACATACTGGACACCGCACATTACGCTGAAACCAATTCCGCAATGCCTGTTCTTTAAAAATATGCCCACAATGTCTTATTCTACAAATTTGTTCACCCTCAGTAAATTCATCGAGTGTAATGGGACAATTCATATTGTTATATTCATTTTCAGAAGAATAATCAATGATTTGTGTAGCATTGGTAATTTGTTGTTCACTTGGACGAACAATTACATCTTCAAATACTCGATGTCTGTTTGGCGATAATACATATGATAATAAAGTGGAAGGAGTATAACGGTATCTTTGCGCAGGACGTGTGAATTCCCGTTGTGGAATTTGTTGCGGTATATGCTGTGGTATATGTTGTGCATAGTTCATTTGTGGAGATACACTGGGTACTCTATCGCGCATATTTGACCGACTATTATTCATCATTATATCTAAAAACAACCGCATATTCACATTATATTCATGTATATTATTATTATATTCACTCATCACCGCATATATAGAGTGATCCGTACGGTCTATATTGCGCGCAGGTTCTCGAGTAGGTTGGCGTGGTGTGGGACCACCTCTACGGTTTGAACGTATATCATTTATATTTGGGTAGTGTCTCAATAATTCATCGGCAAAATTCATCATTTCTGTGTCGAATTCATATACATTATAAAATTGATTACTCATTACAAATTATAAATAGTATAAAGATATATGTTTATATAATATTTATACTAAAATAATAATGGATTTGTCGAAATATTACAAAAAAGGATACACTGGAATAGATAATTTGGGTAATACGTGTTTTCTAAATTCTTGCCTACAAGTATTAAACCATACATATGAATTAAATGAAATATTAAATTCAACCAGCCATTTGAAAACAAATATTCCCGATAGAAATATTTTAAACGAATGGAATGATTTGCGTGGTGTAATGTGGAGTGGAAATGGGATTGTATCGCCAAATAAATTCGTCCATAATGTTCACGAAATTGCTAAAATCAAAGGTAAAGAAATCTTCACAGGATGGACACAAAATGATATGCCCGAATTCTTACTATTTATGATTGATTGTTTTCATAATAGTTATGCTCGCAGTATTAATATGCGCATCAATGGTAAAACCGAAAATGCGATAGATGAAACCGCAATACAATGTTATGGAATGTTAAAAACCATCTATGGTAAGGAATATTCGGAAGTTATGGATTTGTTTTATGGAATATATATGTCTGAAATTATTTCAAAAGATGGACAACGTAAATTAGCAGTGAAACCAGAGCATTATTTTATTTTGGATTTGCCTGTATTAGATAATAATATTTTAGCAGGTAATATCTACGATTGTTTCAATATGTTTTGTAAAACTGAAATATTAGAAGGAGAAAACGCATGGTTTAATGAAAAAACGGGGAATAAAGAAGATATTAAGAAACAATTTGCGTTTTGGAATTTTCCAAAAGTGCTGGTCATATCATTAAAACGATTTTCACCTGATGGCACACAAAAAATAAATAGTTTAATTGATTTCCCCATTGAAAACTTAGATTTATCATCATATGTGAAAGGTTATAATGCGTCATCATTTAAATATGATTTATATGGAGTATGTAATCATATGGGTGGTGTAATGGGTGGTCATTATACCGCATTCGCCAAACACGCTGAAAATACGTGGATACATTTCAATGATAATAGTGTAGAAATCGTAGATGACCCAAAGAAAATAATAACCCCCTTGGCGTATTGTTTATTTTACCGTAAAAAAAATAACTTATTATAATATATTATACATTAATGGAAAATATAAATAAAGTATTGGAAAATTTGGAAGATACACAAGGAAATACTTCTGCTACCGCAACCACAAAAACAGAAGAAACTACCGAGACTTCCAATGATACCAAATTAATAAATAGTATCTTTAGCACATCGAATTTAATTTTAGTAGCATGGTTTTTAGGCGTATATTTTGTATCTTATTTTCTGCTAGGTTTTTTCTTTAAAAGTAATAGTCCAGGAACAGATAGTAATTTATCGAGAACCATTGATATTTTGATGTTGTCGTGTTTTGTAATTGTAATTATGGCTACCTATTATTCTATGTCTGATTATCAAAAAGATAATTATTTAACAATTTTATGGGCTAGATTTGTAAAATTCTTGAATGCTCCTATTTCCATCGTAGAAATTACATCTTTCATTGTTATTTTTTACACTATTGTTTATTTATTCCGTTTTCCAATGACTGCTGAAACCAAACCAATGTCGATTATGTTCATAGAAGGTATTGCATGGATTACTTTTATTATTATTGCGATTATTGATTTTTTCAAATACGTATTAACTATTCCAATTATAGATTTATTGAAATCTATTTTCGGCGATATTCCTGAAGAACCTAAAAAACAAGAAGATGATAATGTTCAAAAAGATGAAGTCTTCAATATTTCCAATAATTTATACACCTATGATGATGCACAAGCGATTTGTGGAGCATATGATGCTAAATTGGCTACATATGACCAAGTAGAAGCCGCATACAATGATGGTGCCGAATGGTGTAATTATGGTTGGTCAGATGGTCAAATGATATTTTTCCCTACTCAAAAAGCTACTTGGGATAAATTACAAAAAACAAAAGATCATAAAAATAATTGTGGACGTCCTGGTGTGAATGGTGGATATATTGGTAATCCATATTTAAAATTCGGGGTAAACTGTTATGGAAAGAAACCAAAGGCATCCGATGCTGATATCGCACGTATGAATGCTCAAAAAGGTTATGTATATCCAAAAAGTAAATCGGATATTGAATTAGAAAACAAAATAAAATATTGGAAAGACAATGCGGATAACTTATTAAAAATAAACGCATTTAATACGAATAAATGGTTTGAAAGTTGGACAGGCGGTGTTAGCAGTAATACTGTTGTATCGGGTAATACCTTGGCTAAATAATAATATTTATGTACATATAGATAAATATTATTCTAGATTCTTTTTGGTTTTATTTATCACGGTAGTTCGCTTACGAGTATTATTTGTTTTTTCGCTACCGCCACGCATAACAGAAACTAAATTCAATAAATTATCAAAATGGTCATTTTCAAGGAATTCGGCCTCTTTTTCATTTGTTTTGCGAGAACCACCTTTAAATAATGTATTGAATTCTTTATTTACATATAATCCTAAAGGAATGGATAAATGTTCAAAACGTGATAATCCTAATTCTTCTTTTGTTTTTGAACCTCCTAGCATTTCTATATTTGGTAGGTTCTCTTGTAATATTTTTGTAATTGGATATCCACCCTTCATTTCATTTTCAGTATGGTTGAATATTATATTTTCGCCGTGTGATTTTGCGTATTCTATCATTTATAATATAATGATACAATATTTTCATATTTTTGACTAGATAACCCTTATATCAAACAATCTTGAAAATAATATTATCGAATAACACTCCACAAAAGGGAAGGGGTCGTAGGGGAAACCGTAGGTTTCCCTACTCCTACATTCGTTTCAATTCTTGAACCACTGTTATCTCACGTTTTTCTTTCAAATATTGTATAATATAATCAACATGACTTTTATCAGGTATGATTTCGCTCAAACATTTTTCAATATAACCATAATTTAAAGACGAATATTCTTTTTTTTCCACCATCTTAAGTTCTCCATTCGAAATATTAATTTTCTTATTCGCCAAATTATTTTCATTCATATATTTACAAATATCATTTTCAGCAGCATTCTTCATTTCCCGCAATTTTTTCGTTTTTTCATTTATTATTTTTAATTGACTATCAATGGTCGCCCAACGTTGAACATTTTCGATAAATTGATTCTTAGGTGTTTTTATAATAGTATCCATTGGTATACTATTATATGATTTATTTTCTACTTTTTCTAGAACGCGAGTTCTTGGCTGTCTTTCTGCGGGATTTTCCGCCAACTGCTGGTACTTCATCCATAAGTTCTTTTTTGCCGCCCTTGAATAATATACGCTTCTTCAACGTTTTCCATACTTTCTTGGCGTCCTTCATCGCATTCTTTAATTTATAACCAACTTTATGCTTGTTTTCTTGAAATGTTTTTGAAACGAGTTCAGCCCACTTGTTCATTGATATATTATATCTAAATATTATAAATTATAAAAACATTTTCGGCTAAATACTTGGAGAACTTACAATTGACTTCGTATTCAATAATTTAATCAATAAAAATAAATTGACCAATATAATAAATATTAAAAATACATGATACAGACAAACAAACCAAACGTAATAATACATTTCATTATACATCAAATCTACTATGGGTTTCACTATATCTTTTATATGTTTACGCATATCTTCATTTTGAAAAAATTCCATACATGTATTTCGTATATTTTTCATTTCATCTATTTAATCTGCCTATTTTATAAAAATATCTTGAACGAATAGGATAAATATATGCGTAAAAATACTATTAAAGATAATATCAACTATTATATAAAATGGATTATATACATGAAGCAAACGATTCATTCCAATTTGATAAATTACATTTAACTAAACCTACACCTATCAGTGGAGGTAATTATTTTATTAAATTTTTAGTTGGAGATATGTCGTTATATATTCAACCTCCTAAATGTAAATTAAAAGACGGTATTACAAAAGCGGGTAAAAAATTATTTGCGGATTTAGTATTCAATAATGAAAATGAACAATTTATTCGCTGGATTGAAAATTTAGAAAATTATAGTCAAGAAATCATTTATAAGAACCGTGAAGCTTGGTTTGACGGAGGATTGGAAAAACATGATATTGAAAACTATTTCACATCTCCTTTGAAAATATATAAATCTGGAAAATATTATACGGTTAGAACAAATGTTATTAAATTGAAAATTTATGACGAAAATGAATGCGAGGTTGAGATGGAATCATTAAATAATTCTATGAATGTAATGACTATATTAGAATTTCAAGGTATAAAATGTTCTTCTCGCAATTTTCAAATTGAAATTGAAATGAAACAAATGCTAGTCATGAAGCCTACTAATATTTTCGAAAAATGCCTGTTAAAACCTAAAAACACCAACCAAAATAGTAATGGTGAAATTCAAGAAAATAAACCAATTATGAGAGAAAATATTACGATGAAACTGGAAGAAGACGAATATACCGCAAAAGAAGAACTTCCAGAACCTCACGAACAACATATTAGTATCCGCACTGAACCAGAAGAAGATGATGCGATAAATGAAGAAGAAGACGCACCTGTGTATCAATATACAAAGGTAGAAGAACCTGTAAACGAAACAGTAGATAAGGAAATAGAAGAACCCGCAAAAGAAGAAATTAAGGAAATTCAGAACCATGAAACGCCTGTTATTCAACCGACAAATTTAGTAATAAATAAAGTTATATCCAATGGTTTAGAAGAAGTAAATTTCCCCCTTGAAAGTTTACCCGATAATGATGTTATACATATTAAAACATCAAATGAAGTTTATTATGAAATGTATAGAGAGGCTAGGCGAAAGGCCAAAATAGCCAGAAATTTAGCACTTTCTTCTTATTTAGAGGCCAAACGTATAAAAAATACATATATGTTGGAAGATATTGATGATAGCGAAGAAAGTGATTTAGACTTAGAAGATTTAGAAAATGAAAATGATGAAAATAATAATAATGAAAGTGAATAACCGAACATTTTTCATATATTTAGCGAAAATATATATGAAAATTCATAAATATTTTATCAGCCGTTTATATAAAAGGAATGTTTAATAATATTCAAAGTGCTTTGGCCAAGTTTTTCACAAAAGAAAGAGTTTTATTTTTAGTCATTTTTCTTATTTTAGCATGGGGATTATTAAGTTATTCTGGATTAAAGTCTTTTAATTTAGATGGTATGGAAACAGGCGCACCTGCTGTTGTTGCTCAACCTCCAGTCGACCCAACCGTCGTACCAAAGCCTCAATCATCCGCCCCTGGATATGCTCTTCAACCAGTCGCTAACCCAAGTGATTTATTACCTGCTGACCAAAACAACCAATGGTCTGCGTTGAACCCTAACGCCATGAAGAAGGGCGATGTTTTGATGCCTGATTTATTACAAGCTGGATATCACATCGGTATTGATACCATCGGACAAACTCTAAGAAACGCCAATCTTCAATTACGTTCTGATCCAATCATCCCTGTTCAAGCCGTCGGTCCATGGAACCAATCCACCATGGAACCTGATTTAGCCCGTGTTCCATTAGAAATCGGTCAAGGCCCACAATAAATAAATTAATGGTAGAAAACCATATATCACAATATTATAATACTATAATATTATGACGATACAAACCTATATTTTTCCTAATGGATTTAGAATTATTCATGAAAAACCTAAAAATAATTTACCCATTAGTTCTGTTCAATTATTCTGTGATGTTGGTTCAGTTCACGAAGACGATACTGTTCGCGGAGCATCCCACTTTATTGAACATATGTGTTTTAAAGGAACAAAAAAATTCCCCAAATCAAAAGACATTTTAATACAATTTGACCGCATCGGTGCGGATTTCAACGCATATACGGATAAACGATTAACTTGTTATCATGTGAAATGTGGGGATGACTATGTAAAGAACAGTATTCATTTAATCTCGGATATGCTTATGAACTCTACCTTTGTGAAAAATGAATATAACAAGGAATATAAAGTGGTAGTGGAAGAGAACATTAAGAATGAAAATGACCCCGATGTTATTTTGGAAGAGAACCTAGATAAATTATTGTATAAAGGTTCTTCTTATGAATTTGAAATTGATAATTTACGATATCATAAAAAACGATTGGATTATAATGCGGTATTAGAATATTATCACTCCTTTTATATTCCCAGCCGTTTTGTTCTCAGTATCAATACCAATATTTCTTTTGATACAATTCAACAAATCGTTTTAAAATCACAATTTATGAAAAAGAAAGCATCCTTCAATGAAGAATTGAACAAGAGAACTATATCTTTTGTCATTACTCCTCAATTGAAACCTCAATATTATTTACATAAAAAAACAGGCATTATTACAAATTTAGTATCGATTGGTTTTCGCACGTGTCCTCATTCATCCAAAGACAAATACACCTTGAATTTATTGAAAAAAATGTTGAATGGATTAAGTGGCCGTTTATCGATGATATTACGCGAAGATAATGGGTTAACCTATTCATCCCACGCCGATGCTGATTATTATGAACATTTAGGGGATTTCATTTTATCCGCCGAAACTGACTACAAAAAACTAATAAAAAATGGAAGCGGAAAGGGGGTTCTCCCTCTACTTATAGATTTAATATGTAATCTAAAAAAGAATGGTGTTTCTGATGAAGAATTATCCGTCGCAAAGAATTCGAAGAGAGAAACTATGAATTTAAAATTAGAAGATTGTTATAACGCGGCTGAACATAATGGTAAAGATTATTTGATTTATGGAGATCGTAAACAGATTATTCCTTATGATAAAATTTACGAGACTTGTTATAAAAATATTACGAAAAAAGATATTCATGAAGTTGCGTGTAAATATTTTAAACCCGAATGTATCAGCATTTGTATAGTGGGCGAAACATTACCTTCACAAAGTATGGTAGAAAAAATATGTAATCATATATAATCTTTTTATTTTTTATAATCATTTCATATATTATATAAGTAATATATGAATCAAAGTGATATTTTAGGATATTTTATCGTCGGCGTTGTTATTGTTGTATGTGTTTATGTGTATATAGACAACGCTGATAGTTTTCAATTAAAATGTATTGTCTCCACTGTAGATGGAAATAAATATTGCGTTAGAGAACGTGAAAAAGTAAAACAAGCCGCTGATTTATTGGCGAAAATGACTGAAAAATGTAAAGAATTGGTCGCATTTGTTGGTAAAAAATACCCTGAACAAGAAAATGTGAAACGACTAGTTGCTGGTTTTAACCCAAAAAAGATTATGGAGACATTACCTACCAGTTCTTATACCGCATATAGTGAGAACAAGGGTGAAAAATTGGCGTTTTGTTTAAATAAGAAAAAAGAAGATAATAATCAATTGATTGATGAATCCACATTATTGTTTGTCGCCATACATGAATTATCGCATATTATGACGAAATCGATTGGCCATAAAAGTGAATTCTGGGCGAATTTCAAATTTTTATTGGAAAACGCCAAAGAAGCTGGAATCCACACACCCGTTGATTATAAAAAATCTCCGCAAGAATATTGTGGAATGAAAATACACGATAATCCTTATTATGATGCTTAAGCGTATCGCGGTTTAAGAGAACTGTTTAATAACCACTGGGTCCATTCCATAAAATGAATACCAAAATACGGTATGATATTCATCACTCAACGAAAATGTGCTATCATCCTCAAATGTTAAGACAATATAACCAAACATGAAATTCCCACTACCATCTATATACGGATATGTATACGCCATCGATTTAATAAATCGTTTTTCAATATTTTTTCCTTGATTATCGAGCGCAAAAATGGTACCTGAAGCATCGGTATATATATTTATATCACAATAACCTAAGGTATGTAATCGGGCATTCATATCTGCGATTACCGCATCAAACTGTCCATTTGTATATTCATTCAAACTAACATCGTTGGTCGTAATCGTTTCACTCAAGCTAGGGTCTGTGATTATTAATTCACGTGGTTTTCGTAAAGAGAAGGTAATCTGTTTCACATTCGTATATGGATTAAATGAGCGCGAAGAAGGCAAGTATCTATTCGTCATAAAATATAGTATATGAATATATTAATTTCTAAAATAATTAATATGTTCTTAGCATTTCACCAGTGTAAAATTGTATTTACAAAACCATTTTCAATGTCGCACGAATTGATTTATTCGCAGACATCATAACCATTTTATTTACATCATTCGATACTGTTAATTGGGTAGCACGAGTAAATGTGTGATTAGGCGTTTGTGTAGAACACGACATAATAGGAATTTGGGTAAATTTATTCGTGCTCAAATAATTACAAACATCGCGATATAGAATTAAAAAAGGAACATTATGACGGTTCATACGTAATGCGGAGATTAAAGCATTGGTGAAAGCCCCTACATATTGTTGTGCATCATTATTATATGCGTCCGAACTGGTTTGATTATCTTTACAACCACTCAACATATATATATTTGGATTTTGGATGACTATATTATTGTTTTTGGTTTTTAAATAACCCGCTGAATTTTTATATTCAAATGACCACGGTAAATCACACACGGTTCCACTATTACAACTATCGAACATTAAAATCGCTTTACATTTTATATTTTGAATGATACTCAATAATTCATCATCCAATATAAACCCTTTTCTTTCAAAATCGGATGGAATTATCATACTATCATAACCACTTGTTTCATCCCGATTTGTATCACGTATTTGAGAACCATGACCACTATAATGAATCCATAATTCACTCAAGTTTCCACTTTGTGCTGATAATGATTTTAAATTATTAATAATATTATCACGAGTAGGTTGATACGCAGCTCTTAATTCGTCATCTCGTAATAAGGTAATATTTGCGGATTCATAATCATACGCATCAATTAATGTATTACGCATATTTACTACATCGTCAATACATCCATTCAATTGGACATCAGGTGTGCTAGTATAATTTATACCAATTAATAATGCCTTTTTCATTTTTATATATATGAACAAAAAATATAATACAAAATTTATAATATATTGTATATACGAATGGAAACTCCTAAAATAAGTATACCTTCTGATGAAATATATAAAGTATGTCTCTTAGGAAGTGATTCCAAATTTAAAAGGATTTTCATATTTAACGGAAATAAAGATACAAATGTGAAATTAAGCGATTTATTTAGCGAAACTGAATTGTTAGACATTGAAACGGATAATCCCGAAATCATTTTTTCCGACCAAATAATCCATAAAGACGATACAATTGAGGCCATCAAAATAAAATTATTACAGGAATTGGGCGGTCAAATATCTTATAATGAAATCTATTTGTTTATGACTATTTATGAAAAAATCAAATTAATGAATGTATATCTTCAAAATACCAAAAATGAACAAATTCCTTTTGATAAAAATATGTTTGGTCAATTGATTATGAATTTAAATATTTCAAATACAGTTATTGATACTGTAATTACGCCGAAAGAAACATATCAATATGCCGATTTAGTTAAATTAGATATTCATAAATCAAAACAACCTTTGAAAGTATCATTGGGACAAAAATTTACGCGCGATTCGAACTTAATGTTCTCCGCCAATCCATTTGATATTCTACATAATGAGGATTATACTTTTGAAAACAATTTTGAAAATCCATTGGTCTCTCTTGAATATTCTTTATTATTGAATTATGGAAATCCCATCAACAATATGATTTATATGTGTTTAGCTGAAGATATTTTTGATTATGCGATTGATAATCATTTTTCAGAAGAGAACCTGGCCAAATTATATTTTCCCTTGTTGGCAAATATGTCGATTCTAACAAAACAACAATTGATTGAAAACCATTCCGAAGTATTACGTATGAATGATAATTTAAAAATAAAACAACGTTTAAAAAGCAATGAGATCATCGATTTATTTTATAAAATCTATTATAGTAAAACTAGTGAATTACCATATATTAGTAAAGGAATTCAATCATTTCGTATTATTATACATCCACATATCAAAACCAATTTTCCATTAGAAGCCATCTTTAAAAATATTCATGTATCTCAAACCATGCCTTATATCAAATATAATCCAGGACTTCGTCATGAGAACATTTACCGTTTATATAGTGAAAAAATATCCAAAACTGGGAAAAAAATCCCTTATTTACCAAAATCGACCATTATGAATTTATCAAAACAAACAGGCAAATCAAAACAAATTTCGTTTTATATCAAAGAGGCAGAGAATGAATTTATTATTGATTTTGAACACAATGGAAATATACGTGTGAAATGTGAATTACAATCGATTGTTTCAGTGGATGAATTAAATACTATGTTAAAGGCTTTAATTACACCTATTGTAGATAATATAAACGATTTATTAGAACAAAATGGATACGTTATTCGCCAATTTGAAGATATTTATGATTCAAATATTGAAATTGAAGATATGAAATATGTATATATTATTCCAATGAATAACGATAATAAATTGAAATTGACCAATCATAAAGGGTGTATCACAAGTATTTTCAATACTACTGGCGAAGATAATATTTCAAAAGGTGCGGTTTTCATTTATAAACGAGTTGAGAATTTTCAAGAAATGGATGCTATGTCTATGATGATACGTGATGTGTATGATAAAACCGAAAGTGAGCGTGAAGTTATCGTTCAATTAATTGATAATTTCAAATTAACAGAAGAGGAAGCATATACACAAATGGCTAAGTTTTTAAGTCAATATACTAGAATACACGGTAAGTTTATAAATAAAGAAGTTGATATCGCAGAAACTCCTGGTTTTATGACCAATTTTCATTATCAACCTTTTGAAAATAAATTACGCGTTGAAATTAGCAATATTTCATCATTTTTTTATATTCAACCTCTCAATATATATATTGATACCATCTTACGTTTATCTTTAGACCCCAAATCCATAACGGTCGATGCGAAATATATTAAGTCTACTTGCTCGACCACCGTTGAAAAGATTGAACCACAATTAAACACAGTGATTATTCCAAAAGAAATCAAAATCAAACCAATTCAATTCGCCAAACAACCTGAACCAGATATTGTAGAAGAGGAAGATGATGACGAAGCCATTATTTTTGATGATGATGAGGAAGCGGAGAATGATATAGGAGATAATATTATTGAAAACCCTGCCGAAAACGTAGAGGAAGAAGATGAAGGCATTATTTTTGATGATGAAGAGGAAGAAAATATGGAAGGAGGTAAAAAATATAAAGGAGGATTGGGAGAAGAATTAGATGGTAAGATTTTCAAGAAAAAAGATTTGCTATTCAATAAAATGGTTGAAAAAGACAAAAAATTATTTACCATTGAAGAAAAAGATGGGTATACAAGTTATCCGCGTATATGTCCATCTAATGCGAATTTACAACCTGTTATTTTAACAGAAGAAGAAAAAGCCAAAATAGATAAAGAGAACCCTGGCTCATATACAAAAGCCATTAAATACGGAAGCGATCCAAATAAACAACATTATTTTATCTGTCCTCGATTTTGGTGCTTAGCAACCAATACCAGTATTACAGAAGAAGATGTGAAAGCTGGAAAATGCGGTAAAATTTTACCTCCAGATAGTGAAGGTAAACGAATTAAGCCAGGACATTATGTATATGAATTCACCGATAAAAAATACCATATTGATTCCAATACTGGAAAATACAGAGACCATTATCCTGGATTTAAAGAATCAGGAACACATCCTGATAATTTGTGTTTACCTTGTTGTTATAATAATTGGGATGCGCCTTCTCGTGTAAAACGAAGAAATCAATGTTTAAATCCAGAAACATATGTCGCGGATACGAATGAGATACAAAATACATCCTATATTATTGGTGTTGAACGTTTTCCTTTGTTAAAAGACCGTTATGGATTTTTACCTCCATCCATTGAATTATTTTTTAATATTGACCATAATGATGTTATATCGAAACAAAACTCGGCGTTAATCAAAGCGGATTCTAGTATACTATTACGGTATGGGGTTGAATACAATAAAAATAAATCATTTATTGCTTGTATCGCAGATATTTATGCCGAACATAAAAAAATAATTGGAAAAGAAACCGTTGAAATTCCTACTATCAAAGATATGATTGGTATTATTGCGAATTCGATTACCTTAGATATGTTTTTAAAATATAACAATGGTTCTCTTCCTTCCATTTTTAAAATGAAACAAAAAACCGAATTGAGTATTACCGAAATTGAAAAATATCAAAACACCGAATTCTATAAAAGTATTGACCAATCGAATGAATCACAACTCGATTTTTTAGAAGATACTATCTTATCTTTCCAACAATTTTTGAATTATTTAAATGATGAAAACTCATTAGTGGATTATACTTATTTATGGGATTTTATTTCAAATAATAATACCAATTTGTTCGACGGCGGAATCAACCTGATTATTATGAATATATTGAATAATGATATTACCGATAATATGGAAATCATTTGTCCTAGTAATTCATATAATTCTAAGTTATATGACCCTCGTAAATACAATGTATTTATATTAAAGCGAAATGATTTCTATGAACCTATTTATTTATACGATACCAAAGACAAAACAAAAACAGTGATTAAATTGTTTCATCAAGCAAATAAACACAAATCTACTGTGATGACTAACGTGAAACGAATATTGAATGTTATTCAAAATACGATTGGAAATCAATGTTATCCAAAATTCAGTATGCCGAATGTCTATAAATTCAAACATAATATGTTGGTTTTTAAAATATATGGTATATTGAAAGCATATAATTATGTGGTGGAATCTCAAGTTATGAATTATCAAGGCAAAATTATTGGGTTATTAACGAGACAAAGTGATAGCGAAACTACTTTTTTCGTTCCTTGTTTCCCTTCCGCTCCTATTGAAGATGTAAAAATAGTCTTTATGGACGATGATATATGGAATGATTACCGAAACACTCGTGATGAATTGACTACTTTATATCAACAAACTAAAAACCATTCGGAACCTATCTATTGTAAACCATTGTTAAAAGTCATTGAAGATAATCTCATTGTCGGGATATTAACTGAAACAAATCAATTTGTTCAAATTGTTCCTCCTCAAGAAAATTTTGAAGATGACGGCATAGATACACTGGAAAGTTCAAATTATTTGTTAGCAGATAAAGTATTGACTAGCACCAAAGAACCCGATACTCAACGTGTTGATACTACTAAAAAAATATTGTTAGAAAGTCAGTTTTATTTGGCTTTCCGCACCACGATTCGCGGATTAATTAACCAAAACGATAATGCCGAGATTCGCGCGAAATTATTGGATATTATTGATCATTCAACTGAATATTATAAAGACAAATTGAAGAAAATCGAGTTTTTCTTGAGAAAAATGTCGGCTAAATCGTTCCGTTTTACAACTATCAACCAAGAAATCATTGACGATGTCTATGAAATTTCAACCTGTAAAACAAAATGCGAAAAGAAGAGTTATTGTTTAGTGGAAGATGATGAGAACTGTCGTCTTATTTTACCACAATATCATTTAATCAGTCATGTAGATAATGAAAAAGTTTATTTCGGTAGAATTGCCGATGAATTGTTACGGTATAAACGTATCAAGCTATTTATGTTTGAACCAAAATATTATTTAAATGTCACAAATAATGAATATAAAATAAGAAATAATGAAGTCATCATGCTACAATCATTATTGACCAATGAATATTTCGATGGATTAATTCAATTTCCACAAAGTGATTATGTTAAAAATATCACATTTGAACAAGCTGTTCCTTCGATTTCAACTAAAAAATATGATAATGTGGTTTCATTGGATAAACAAGATTTTGAAAAGAAAAATATTGACCAATTAGTTGATGAATTAGGTATTCAATGTATTAAAGAAACAGTTGATGTAATTGGAAATATATCCACCAGTTATTGGAAAAAAGTATTCCCCAAAACTTGTCGCGAAATCATTTTTCATAATTCAGCCCGATGTAGTTTTTATGTATTACTATTAATTTTACAAAAAACAACGAACCAATTTTTATCCATTGAACTATTGAAACTATCATTATGGAATGCTTATAAAGAGTATATTCCAAATTATCAAACACAAATGGTAGATATATTATTTAAACAAGGAAAACAAGCGTTAATGACGAGTGTGCGTAAGAAAACGGTTTCACTTGAAAGTGTAATTATGAGTGAAGAATATTTTTTAACCAATTTAGATATATGGGTAATTGCTCATAAATACAATTTACCAATACTATTATTTTCATCAAAACCGTTCAAATATATGAACGCAGGTATTGATTGGTTAGTTTTATCAAATGTAGATACTATATTATCGAAAAAAATATATTGTATAAGATGTCCCTCCGAAAATGAACCAAACACAATTCCAATGTATCATTTAATTACTCCAAGTGTAAGTGTATCCGAATTAAAAGGGTTTGAAACAATGTTAAATACCGCTATTTCGGGAGGTGAATACAAACGTAATATTATTAGTTTGCCCGATTTTTTGGAACAATCCTAATTTTTAGCAATATAATATATATCTATTTATATATATTATAGATGTCTCAAAAAACTGTTTCAGTATATAGTAAAAAAAGTAAACAGAATAATAGTACAAAGAAACATCCCAAACCATTAGTTATTGATGTAGTGAGCAGTTCTCCTGAATTAAAAATAGACCCACATCTCATTGGTAAAGGAAGTTATGGATGCGTTTATAAACCAAGTCTTCGTTGTAAACAAACCGCAAAAACGATTAATTATAAAAATAAGATTTCCAAATATATGTTGAAAAAACATGCAAACACGGAAATGAAAGAATATGGCTCAATCCATAAAGCCGACCCCAAAAAATATTTATATTTAGGAAAGCCAGAAAAATGTACTCCAAGTGTTGATATTGATAATCGAATTGCGATTAAAAAATGTGATTTACCTGGTGCAAGATTCTTAGAGAATTACTTCATATTACTAATGAATGACGGAGGTTTAAACTTAGCGGATTTCGCAAACGAATTTTCAAACAGACCAGACACTCCTGAAAATAGAAATAAAATAGAATTATTTTTGATTGAAGCACAACGTATTTTATATGGATTAACCGTGTTTTTAGAAAAAGACATTGTTCATCATGACTTAAAAGCCCAAAATATTGTATACAATGAAGAAAAGAACCGCATTAATTTTATTGATTTTGGATTAATGACTTCTAGAAAAGAATTGATAGAAACCAGTCGTAATTCTAACAATAGAAACGCTCTACCACATTGGTCTTATCCTTTTGAAATCACATATTTGAATAAACGAGAATTTGAACTTATGTGTTCCATGTCGGACGACGATAAAAAATTAGTGGTTCAAATTCTTATAAGTAAACTAAATAAACCAGGAATCAATCATATGAGACATTTTTTCTATACTATTATGCCGAATGTTCCTGCTGAAGCAGTAGTCGAAAATATTGAAATTATCATGAACGACTTTTTGGATTTTTTATTAGAAATCAAAGAAAATAATTATGACGATTTTTTAAATAAATCTATTAATACCATTGATACATTTGGTGTAGGTATTGCTTTTATATATGTATTATCTAAGTGTGTTAAGTTTATGAAACCCGAATTGGTTGAGGCATTAAATGAGATTTGTGCGTTTATGATGTGCGCTCATTTACCCAGTCGTTATGAACCTGCCGAAGTATTACATAAATATGAAGAACTTATGCATACGTCTGGTTTGTTAGAAAAACACAATAAATATTATGATAACCATATTATTAAAGACGGCAAAGTGAAACCAAATGGTATTGAGAAGTTAGTTTCAAAACTAGATACTACAAAATTAATTTTATCGCCCGATGAAATCGAAAAATTAGCCGATAGACCTCCTATGATTTGTCCTAGTGGTAAAGAACAACACCCTGTTGAACGCCGTTGTATTCAAAAATGTAAAGAGGGTAAGGTTCGTAATGAAAATTTCCGTTGTGTGAAGAATAAAACTGTTAAAAAAATATCAAAGTAAGTTCTATGTAGTCAGTCATTTTATTGAATAAAGTAGCGTCATTCACATATTCATTTCATTGATTATCCTCTGAACCCTTTTTTAAAACCTTTGGGAACAATCTGTTGTTGACTTTTTGTTCCTGTGCGTCATGGTTTTATTCTTTTTCTATGACCAAATTCTTGTTGATTTTTTGATATATTATCATTGTTATGTGAATAATTTTTATTGTATTTGTTATTTGTATTTTCACAGGTTTTTTCATCTCCTTCATCAAAAAAATCGGCTAAACATGCCCGTCGATAAAATGTTTGTGTTGGTATTTTATACTCGGTGATACTTATAGGCGTATCCTCCGACATAGTAAATAATAAATAACTTATATATTATTTAACTTATTTACATGGTTGAATAATTTATTATTTGTATTCATAATAAATTATTTATGTATTGGCGTTTTAAAATCCCATATCATAACCATCATCGTTATTACAATCACCAATATCTTCGGATTTGATTGCCGATAAATTATTTTTGATTTCTATTTTGTTTTTAGCGCACGTATCGCCCTTGTCTTCTAGATTTCCAAACAATTTTTCTATTTCTTGTTTTTCATCTGTAGTATTGACTTCTACGTCTTCAATATTTTCCATTTCTTTCATATCCAATACTAGATTGAAACAACCTGTTCCAAAATAACCATGTTGACCCATCATAACACTCGCAGAAACGCCGCGCATATGGTCAAAATCCGCATGTCTGGATGCTTTTAATAACACTTCTGTATGAACTTCAAAAGTGGATTTTGAAATTGGACCAATATCATCATTCAATATACCTGAACGGAAAATAGAAACCATGTCTTTATTCGAAGTCATACGGTCGCATAATAAACTTAAATGATGATAGTTGATATTTACATCACTAAATTCCATGACTTCTGTAAATTCATTGAATACGATTTGACGTGCTGCTTCAATACCTAATACATTGAATATTTCTTTAATATCATTTCCATACGTTCGTGTATAATCAATGAAATCTAAAGATAATACTTCCAATAAATTTGTTCCTGTTGTATCTAATATCCATACATCTTTACGACTATATTTTCCTTCATCTTTCACAATATAATTTTGTAATTTACGAGGGATAACATTATCAATTCCTTTCAAACCACGTAATACAATATTATTTACCACAGATTCTTGGAAATTACGTAATAAATATATTTCATCAGATTGGTCTAATGTATCAGGTGCGGTGGATTTCTTTTTATTTTTATTTAATGCGTTTCCGTTCAAACGAATTCTAAAGACCAAATTGGATGAATTGTAATCAGAATATACGCATGATATCTCTCCATCATAACTATTGGTTATCGCAAAGTGAATATCATCCATTGTAATATTTTTATCCAATAATGCTTCCGCATCGATTTCCATACGAACAACCCATTTTGATTTTTGTGTATCGTTTTCTACATTTACTTCCATACATTCTTCTACCATTTTTTCAAATTCATAATATTGTTCCATTAATATACGGTCGTCGATAATATTGGTTGCGTTATCATTTGGGTCAAAACATATTTGAATTGATTTGATTACATCTATTAATTTTGTATGTTCCAACATATTTGCGTATTTGGTCGCTTTGTCCTGTTCTTCTTCTTCTAATGGTTTCAAATGAACAGTTAAGGAAGGATTTTTTGGATTTTCAGTTAAACGCAAGATTTCCTCAATTCTAGGCACACCACGAGTAACATTTGATTTGGATGCTACACCTGATAAATGGAAAGTGTTAAGAGTTAATTGCGTAGTTGGTTCACCAATGGATTGACCCGCAATAACACCTACCATTTCACCAGGATGAACGATGGCTTGCTTGTATTTTAATAATACATTTTCTAAAAGTAAAACCAAACCTTTGCGATGGAAACGTTTATTACATAATAAATCTTTTGGAGTTAAATAGTAATAATATAATACGTGGAACAATGATGTAGGTTGAACAAATCTTAACATATTTAATTTTTCATAATATTCTTCAATCAATTCAAATGCTTCGAATGGGGTAATATCCACGATAGAATTGGAATTTAATCCCAATTGTCCTTGAATATTCGCTATCAAATTTTGAAAAGCAACTGGAATTTTGATTGAATTTTCATTTTTATATTTAAACACGCCTTTTACTATATCATTACGCGCTTGAATCATTTTATCAATATACATTTGAATTTTTGCTTTTGTTTCTTTACGTTGCTTACCCAAGCGGGTTGCTGTTCCTTTGGAATATACATGAATTGTTTCGGTATGTTCATCATTTACTCCAATAATATCGTAATGCATATATACATCTTCTATACTCATACCCACTAGTGGCATGATTTGATTTTCTACACGAGTTGAATCAAACCCATCATCGCCATAAGCAAATTGGATAATCTTACCTTTATTGTTTCTAACGGTCATATCGTATTCTACTTTTAAATCTTCTAGACCTTTAATTAATCTTCTTTGGATATAACCAGTTTGAGAGGTCTTTACCGCAGTATCAATTAAACCGATACGACCACCCATAGCGTGAAAGAATAATTCAGGGGCGGTTAAACCTGAAATATATGAATTTTCAATGAAACCACGCGCGTTTGGTGAATCATCGAATTTACTGAAATGTGGTAAGGTGCGGCTATCAAACCCATATTGAATTCGCTTTCCATCTACGTTTTGTTGGCCTAAACAAGAAATCATTTGTGAAATATTAATCAAACTACCTTTAGAACCCGATTCAACAATCATCAAGAAACGGTTGTCTTTACTTAATGATTTACGACCGATTTTACCTGATTGTTCAGTAGCTTTATTTAATATGTTATTCACGCTTTGTTCAAATTCCGCTAAGTTTGTATTCGCAGTAGGATTTTCGAAAATACCCAAATGAACTTTTTCAATTAATGATTGGACTTCTTGTTTTTGTGATGTTATGACTTGAATAATACTATCTTGTGTTTTCTTATTCGCAATTAAATCACTAATACCTACACTGAATGAACTGGATTTCATATATTCAGTGACAATATTTTGTAAATCATCTATGAAATTCGCTGCGGCCATATTTCCATAATCATTACAAACGCGATGAATAATTCCTTTGGTGGTCGATGCTAAGACTGATTTTTCTAGCTGACCACGGATATACTTACCATTTCTTATTTCTAATACATTGTTGGATGTTTCATATTCTTCATTTTCTTCAAATAATTTTGTTTTATATTTCATTGTTAGTGGTGATAATATTTGGGATAATATATCAAAATTTGTTATTTTATTTCCTTTTTCACGTAATGCTTCTGTATTTACACTATTATACATCATTAATAAGTTCATTGCTTCTCTTGGCGTAAAATTTATGTTTGGCCTTGTAAATCTATATGAACCTAATAATGAATCCTGATATATACCAATGAGTGGGGCATTTACTGCTGGACTAATCATTTGGTATGGTGTTGCCGCCAAATGTCTTAATTCTGTTTCTGCTAAGACATTCTGAGGCATGTGCATATTCATCTCCGAATATATCCCCAAGGTTTCCCAAGGGGGTGGAATACACCTTGTGCCTCATCAGGTTGGTTAGACCTTCATTTGAGACCCGTCGTCATCTACTCTCTGAACCTTCCCCATACTCTTACCATAACGAGGTTAGGGGCTTGGCTGCTGATTGTCCAATCCTTCACTTTTTTACCATTGGGTTCGTCTATTAAACGAGTTCCTCACAAGCGTTTCCGCTAGTGAGTGGTAGTGAAGGCTCTAAGGATTTTCCAGTCAGTTTGGCGACGTTGCCATTTTTTAACTCTTTTATATTTTGTAAAAATTCTAATGCTCTTAATTTATTTTCTTCCAATGAAATTAATGATGAAGTAAACTCTAATTCTTTATTAGGAGGTATTTTAATATTTGATACAACTATATCTTTTATTCTTATTCTCCAACCACATTGTATCTCATTTCTATATTTTGGTGTAATATATGTTTCATAGTTATCGGATATATTTACTTCATATTTCATAATTCTTTCTATTCTTTTATCAAATAAAGAATTTATTATGCCTGATGATACATTCTTTCTAAATTCAATAGATGGACAAAATGATTTACAAGATGTAGTTAAGTTATAACCATTAGGCACAAGTGAATTATTGTTAATTATTTCTTGTGATTCTAACATATTTGCATCTTCTAATGAACAATTATGAAGTATTTGTAGAGTAAAATTATCTTTACCATATTTTTTGATAGCATTATTTAAATTCCGACAACTATATTTTGTGTTATTATTACCAAGAGCTTCTTGTAAATGTGTAATAAATCTACCTTCTGTTCCGTGTGGTATAAATTTATTATGTTTACGTATATGAGAAACTGCTTGTCCAATATATATTTTATTATTTACTGTATTTATAATTTTATAATTTTATAAATTTCAATCCATCTTTTACTTTCATCATTAATTATACATTTTTTTAATTCCAAATTAATTTCCATTTAATATTATATGAGCATTTAATTTTTATATTATTTAAAGAGGGTTATAAATGACTATGGAGTAGCACGCTTTTAACGCTCCATGTTTGGGACAAGATGATGTTTATCCCCATCAAAATCGGCATTGTATGGCCGAGTACAGGCGACATTCATTCTAAATGTATCGCCTTTTTTCATTACTTTCACGATATGGCACATCATACTCATTCTATGTAAAGACGGTTGACGATTAAATAAAACGGCATCACCATCCATCATATGCCGATGAACGATATCGCCATTTTCTAATCGCATAGAACCACGGTCCACATATCTCAATGAAATATTTTCGCCATTCTTTTTTTCTAATATTTTCGCGCCTGGATATACATCCGGACCATTTTGTATTAATTTTGTTAAGAAATCGCGATTTCGGTCATTCACCACAATAGGTTTCGTAATATTTTTGGCTATTTTCATAGGAACACCTAATTGACGAATCGACAAATTAGGGTCTCCTGTAATGACTGAACGAGCACTAAAATCTACACGTTTACCCATCAAATTGCCTCTGATACGACCATTTTTTGAATTCAAACGACCCATAATACATTGTAATGGTCTTCCTGAACGTTGCGCCATCGGATTCGCTCCTTTCACTTTATTATTCACAATCATCGCTATGAAATATTGTAAAAAGGTAGTCATTCCTTCAATAACATTCGGGGATGTGTTTGGATTATTTAATTTTTCCATCAAATCGCGATTTGTTTTTATTATATTGCTGTAAATATGTGTTAAATCATCTTCACTACGTTGTTGCGCATCATGTTTTACCGATGGACGAACCGCTGGTGGTGGAACTGGTAAAACTTGGCATACCATCCATTCTGGACGAGACCATGTTGGACTAAATCCCATAAATGAAATGTCGTCATCTGATATTCGCTTGAATATTTTTAATACCAATTCAGGAGTTAAACGCATATTAATTCGTTTACTTTCAGGGTCTTCATCTGTCGATGTTATATTTTCCCAAATAGCATACAATGTCGCCATTCCTTCCAATTTTATTTTATCAGGTTGTTTACAACCACAACCGTCATCAATACTTTCACCACAACGTTTGACTTTGCTTGATAATTTACAGACATAATCCCAACGGTCTTCTGAATTCATTGTTAAAATATGTTTATGAAGATTTTTATTGATTAATAATTTACTGCACTTAAAACAAACACATCTACTTATTTTCATTATTTCTTTTATATGTTGTATAAAGAATACTGGTCTAGCCAGTTCAATATGACCAAAATACCCTGGTGTATCAATATAGGTTAATCCATCCGTTGGACAAATCAAACCTGGTTCTAATACTCCCATACGAGGGTCAAACAAACCACCCACAACCGGTTTATTACCAATATAAGTATCCCGTGAAGTAATTTCTACGACTGAATTTTTTCGAATTTCTTCAGGAGATAACATACTAAACTGAACACCAATAATTTTCGATGGGGGCTTAAAGTCGACCATTTTATTTCTTTTCGACGACATATTACTATAGCCTAATATATATAATAAGAGAATTATTTATGTTATTTTATTTATAATATATTAAATTCAATTTTTCTGACGCGTTATCACTAAATCATTCCGCTAATAAAATTGAAGTAAGTTCTACAATTTTATTAATAAATTATATAAATTACACAAAAATGCGCTCAATCGACCAATTTAACCACGATAAACATTATTTATCCAACTTATTAAATAATTATACCTATTTGTTGCTTTTTCCCAAAATGTTGTGTATTGATTTGAAACAATATGGAAATATAACTTCACGATTAGGAAGGATTATGAATGAATACAATTTATATTTATTATTATTACGAAAATATCATAAAGATATAAAAAAATTAAAACGATTTGGATATATTTTCAATACATATAGTCAATGGGAACGATGTATTCGACTAACAATAAGTTGGTTTTTAAAAACAAAACATAAATTAATATCGTTATTCTACAAATTAACTGCGAAAGAACAAACACATTTACACCCTTGAAGATTTAAAACCGCACCTTTCGGTATAAAATGAAAGGAAACTTCAAGGTTTGCCTATTTCAAGGCATGTAAATTTTGATTTTGGGAATTCTTCTAAAAACCCTGATGAGTTATTGCTTCTTGATAAATAATTTGGTCTTTCTTTATTATTTATCGCATTATAAGCAATTTTGTAAATATTTGTCGCTCCATTAACATCTCTATTCCAATAACCGCATCCGTTCTTACAACAAATCAGTCCATGGACGATAATGTTTCCTGTTTTGTATGGTCTTGGATTTTCCATTACCATATTTTTCGCACAAATACCTATTTCACATTTGGAACATTTACAACTGGTTCTAAATTCATCAACCAAATAAGTTTGAAAACCTGCTTTTCTAAACAAAGTTCTCATACCTTTTCCTTTGGTTGCTTCCTTATATTTCATTTGTTGTTTTTGTTCGTAATCACCAAAACAAACTACAACTTCTTTTTTATTACCAAAAATGCGTTTGAAATTATTTAACATTTTCTGTTCGCTTTTCTTTGTATTTCTATAACTTTGTAAGCGTAATTTCCTGAATATATATTTTTCGTAAAACTTGAATAAAATACTATTTATTTCACTCTTCTTTTGGATATATTCCTTAAATTTTGTTATGGTAAGTGATTTTCTGTTTAATTTTGATAATTCAGTTTCCCATTCTATAATTGTTTTGTCTTGTATTTTTTCTTTTTTCAATTCTAATTGTATTTTGGAATACTTCTTTTTCTTGGTTTCTTTTCTGCGTTGGTCTTGTGAATATCTAAACTTATTTGCTTTTTTATTATCATCATCTACGCAATAAATCAGGTCATTTTTTCCAGGGTCAATACCCACTATTTTCTTATTTTGTAGTTGTGAATAATCTTTCAATTCATCAATATATTCTTCATTATTTATTCCTTTTTTCATCATCGGTAGTTTCTTTCCAATTAAGTCCTTTCGTAATAATAACAAAGAACAACTAATTCCATCTGTTTCTATCATATGGTGAAATTCATAATGCTTTTTATGAAAACATTTGCGTTCAGTTCTAAAAAAGAATTCCCAAATTTTGTTTTCATTTCGTTTCAAATTTCCTTCTGTTAAATAATCACTTTTGTTTCCTTGTTTTTTCGTCATAAGAAGATGCACTAATGTAGTTGTATCTAATCTTATATGTTTTGGTATAATTTCATTACGCATAGGAAATACATTACAAATTGTTTGTTCTTCTTTTTCTACTTGTTTCATCATTTTAATCATACAAGGAAAATAATCCATAGGACTACACATCAAATCATAATATAGATTTTTCTTGAATTGTTTAACAGGAATAATGTGTTGTTTTTGTTGATTAATCCATGTATGGTAAGAATTATGAGATTTGTATTGTGTTGTTTCAATATTCAATAAATCATTTTTGATTTTTCTTAACTGATTACATAATTTGTTTATTTTTGTATCCTTTTCTTTTTTGGTAATATTCATTTTCCTTATTTTGCTTACAATAAACTTCTTTTTCCAAACTACATTTACATATCGTTCTACATATTCCACAAAATGATTTTTAATGTTATTCTCATACATGGTAAGAATATCAATTGTTAAATAATCCAAAATGGTATTCATATGTGTATATTCAAGTGTATCCTTTTGAATAAGTGGTTCAAAATCGGTTTTGTAAAAAGCAGTTAAATTGTCTTTGAGTTCCTGAATTTCTTTCTTTGCAGGTCTTCCTTGTGCTTTCTCATTACACATGATTTTCATACATGAATTTATAAATACTTTATCTATAACAGGCAAAGCATTATGAGTTTCATAGTAATTCAATAAGTATAGTTTCATAAAAAGTAAAACATTAATTACTATTTTATTACAAAGAATAACAGCATTAGTTATTTTCGGTGTATTTATATCAGGTTGTTTCAAGACACTTTTCAAGGAAAGTTTAATTCCTTTGAAAAAGTCGTCAGGCGGTTTTTCTTTTATAGACATCCCTATAATATTCCTAAATATTTTATTTTTAAGTAATTTAACGAATAAATTATAAAATTGAAACAAAATAATATAAAATCTATTTAACAATAACTACAAATATAAGATGTCAGAACTCATAAGATTAGGTGCAATTAATAAAAAAACGAATCAATATACAAAACCATCACATGCAAATAAACAAGATGAGTTTATATGTATTGATTGTGGGAATGATGTTATTATTCGTCAAGGTAAAATAAGAATTCATCATTTCGCACATTGTAAAGAAGATATAAAATGTAATTTCTATAATAGTCCAAATGAATCACAAATTCATAAAAACGCAAAACTATTATTAAAATATATTCTTGAAAATAAAATACAATTAACAATTAAAAGCAAATGTAATAAATGTAATAAAATAGATGAATATGATATTCCAGAAGTTTCAGAAAATTCGTCAATTATAATTGAATATAGATTTGAATATAATGGAGTAAAAATAGCAGATATAGCATATACTGAAGATAATGAAATATTATGTATATTTGAAATATGCAATACACATAAAACTTGTAGTGAAAATAGACCTGAACCATGGTTTGAATTAGATGCTAAAAATATAATAGAAACTTTTAATGATTGTGATTTACAAACAATACAATTACAATGTATTCGTGATAAAACTTGTGAGGATTGTGATAATCAAGAAAATATTATTGAAAAACAATTAGAAAAAGGCATTATATATTTTAATCAGAGAGGAGCAGGTTGTGGTAAAACATATGAAAGCATACAACTTATACAAAGTGATAAACGATTTATTGAGAAAGAAACATATATTTATCTTACAAAAATGCATTCAGCAAAAGAAGTTATTTATAATGAGTTAAAAGAACAAGAGGAAAGAGGACAATTAAATATATTAGAAATTGTAGAAAATGATAATAATACAGGAAAACAATATAAAATATCTTATTTAAACAAGCAGACAAATAAGGAAATAGTAATTATAATTGGGACGATTGATTCATTTAATTATGCGGTTGTTGATAAAAATAAAATTATAAAACATAATGATTATTTTAAGGGAATAGTTAAAACTATTAGAAATGGGTTTCTTTCAACAAAAGATAGTAAAATAAATTATGCTGGTAAAAGACCATCTCTTAATAAAAAATGTTTAATTGTTATTGATGAAGCACAAGATTTAGGTGAAGAATATATTGAAGCATTTAATACTATAATAACGCATACAAATATTGATGTTTATGTTATTGGAGATAAATTACAAAGTATATGGGGAGAACATAATATTCACACATATATTGATGTAAATAATTTAGATTCTCATATTGAAAGAAGTAATGGTATAAATAAAGTTATGCGTTTTCATAATAAACATTTTATTAATTTTGTAAATGATGTTATCCCTTTTGAAAAATACGGATTACCTCCAATAACCGAAATATGTGATGGGTGTTGTAAATATACTCATGAAAATAGTATTATTCCTTATAATATTTTTGAAGTTCCTAAAATATATGCGAGTGAATTTGACTATCCTAAAATAGATAGAGTTACTGAAAAAATTATATCATTTATGGATAAAGAAATAAACAAGTATAATTATCTACCAAATAATTTCATGTTTATATTTACAATTTTATCAAAAAATATATTCGCAACTATGTTAGAAACAAGAATCCAAAATTATTGGATTAATAAATTTAATGATATTGATTATCAAGAAGTATTGAAACAAAATGAGTTTTGGAAAGATAAAATAAACGATAATAAATTTTATAAATATATATATTTACATAAATCAGATGAAGGTAAATCAATAAATTTGAAAGAATCTGAAAACGCATCAAGGATATTATCTATACATGCATCAAAAGGAAATGGTTGTG